ATCAGTAGATCTCAGTATCAAGCATTTTCTAATAAAACTTCTTTAGGTTTACCTACTCAATACTGGGTCCAAAGATTTGTTGATAAGGTTACAATGACTTTATATTTAACACCAGGAAGCTCACAAGCAGGAGACTTTATAAATTTCTATTACACAAAAAGAATTGACGATGTAGGAGCATATACAAATGCAACAGATGTACCTTACAGATTTGTACCTTGTATGATAATGGGTTTATCTTATTATCTAGCTTTAAAATATGCACCACAAAGAGTTCAAGAATTAAAATTATTATATGAAGATGAATTAAAAAGAGCTGAGTCTGAAGATGGTTCTTCTAATTCTACTTACATTTCTCCTAAAATATATTTTCCAGGGATTAGCTAATGAGTAGTTTTGCACAAGGCAAATTTGCTTTAGCGATATCAGATAGATCTGGTATGGCTTTTCCATACAATGAAATGGTTAGAGAATGGAATGGTGCTTTAGTACACAACTCAGAGTACGAACCTAAACAACCACAGCTACAACCAAAGCCAACTAATGCAGATCCACAAGCTTTACAAAAAGCAAGACCTGCAAGAACAGAATTTGCAACAGAAGATTTTTTACCTAATAATCCTTTTTCTGTTCCAAGTCAGTCTAAAATTTTAACTGTTAATGCTGCCAACAGTGGGTTAGTAAATGGAGATATTGTAAGACTTAGAGATCTTAAAACTCCTGTAGATAGTTCAGCTTTTCCAAACTCTGTCCCTATTGTAGAAGTGGAATTATCGACCACACTTACAGCAGATATTACAGAAACAGCAACTTCAATTACTGTGGCGGACGCACAATGGTTTCCTAATTCAGGTTATTTTGTTATTGAAAAAATTAATAGCGAAACGGGTATGTATGAAAATGAAACAATTAAATTTAGTTCCGTAAATCGTGGGACTAATACATTTACAATTGAACAAAGAGGGACTTCTGCCTCTTTTAGAGGGCGGTCTCCTGCACCAACAACAGCTAATTCTCATCCTTCTGGAGCTAAAATATTTGGTGGTTGGGAAGCAACTATGGTACAAACAACTTTTGTTAATGACGCTAATACTACTATTACTGAAGAAAATAGTTTTACAATAAGTCTAGATGGTGGAGGCGTTGTACCTGGTGATGTATCAGGTGGTGGTTTGCAGTGTACATACGGCCCAATAAATGATAGAGCTTAATTATGGCATATACATACGCAACACTTACAACAGCAATTAGAGACTACACAGAAGTAGATGACGGAGTTTTTACTCAAGCTATTATAGATGATTTTATTATGTCTGCGGAACATAGAATTAATATTGATTGTCCTATGGATTCAGATAGATTTGTAGACGAAGGGACAATGGCAGCCGATGTAAATAATATAAGAGTTCCTGGAGGAGCTTTATTTATAAGAGGTGTAGAAGTATTTAATGTAGCTAACTCTACTGAAGCAGGTACTTGGTTAGAAAAAAAAGATCAAACTTATTTAGCAGAATATATAGGAAGAGAAACAGGTCCGGAAGGAGATTTAACTGGTCAAGATGTTACTGGAAAACCTAAATATTACGCCATGTTTGGTGGAGCAACAGGATTAACTGACACTACTTCAGGATCTATTTATTTAGCACCTACTCCAGACGTTAATTATATATTTAGAATATATTATAATAAGCAAACAGATGGATTATCGGCAAATAATACAACAACTTATATAAGCCAATACTTCCCACAAGGCCTATTACATGCTTGCTTAGTTGAAGCATTTGGTTATTTAAAAGGTCCAATGGATATGTTGACATACTATGAAAATAGATATAAAACTGCAATACAACAGTTTGCAGGAATGCAACTGGGGAGAAGAAGAAGAGACGATTACACTGACGGAACAGTTAGGATACAAGTCAAATCACCTTCACCGTAAATTAAT